AGGCAAATGTAAATGGTTGACCAACAAAACGTTGTGTAAATAAAGCTGTATCAGTCCAAACATAAATTGCATCACGACCTCTAATCGCTCCTCTGATCTGTGATCCGTCGGCCAGTCTCTGTGTGCCAGCTGTATTAGTTGCCGTTGGTGCATAGACGTTAATATTCTCTTGGTCAGAGAATCTAATAAACATATCGTCTTGGGTTGCTTTATTTCCAATGGTTGTCTCTGTTCCAAAAAATACTAAGTGTCTATCGGGTGTTGATACAACCATGTGTCTAGATGCAGTTGGTGCACCAGATATAATCGTGCATCTTGTTTCTGTTGCATTCGATAAACTAGAGTCCCATTCAAATACAGAGCTATCATGAATTAAACAAATAGCTTTATCTCCAAAATTATCTATTGACCACATTCCGGGTTCAAGAACTAAGTCACCAGACGCAGCTTCTCCCCATGCAACAAAGTCTGTAGTGTTAGTTACTGTTGCACCATTACTGTGCGCAGCTCTGGTTGTTCCTCTAACAGCTCTTGTGATACCAGTTAAAGTGGTGCCACCTGTAACTCCCGTATAAGATATTTCTTCTGTTCCAACTTTTATAAAATTAGTTCCGGTGCTAGGAAGTTGTGTAGCATCTGCTAAAACAATTGAAGTTCCAGACCCACCTGTTCCAAATGCATTGTCACCTAAGGATCCGTTTAAAGTTGTAGTTACAGCGTTAGATGCTTCTCCACCCCAAGATCCTAAACCCCAACCAAAACCTTTTTCCTGAACAGCAGATCCAACAGGAAAATAGTGTTGCACTCTGATACCACCAGATGTTGTTGCACCAGATCCTGACTCATTAGAGGGCATTGTAATTGTTAATGTTGATGTTGTGGGGACAGAGGTCACCATAAATTTTTTATTATCAAAATCAGAGGCACCAAAATTAGAATTAGTTATTGCAGTAAAATTATCTAACAAAATAATATCTTGCGGATTTATACCATGAGATCCACTAAAAGTTATTGTAACAGTCGGTGATCCGTTGGTCGTGGTAAATGCATT